ATCTGGTCAAAGGGCGTGGCCGCTTTCAAGGCATCAAGGTTGAGGCCGAGCTGCTTCACCGCGGCCACCGCGCCGGCATCGCCCGTCGTCAGATTCTTCTGAAGCTTCCCGATGGCCCCTGTCAGGTCGTCAATCGTGTTCCCCGACTGCCCCGCGATAAATTGCAGCTTCTGGACTTCCTCGGTGGTCAGGCCCGTGCGGTCAGCCACCCGCACAAGCTCGTCACCCGTCCGGAGGAGTTCATTCGCAAACCCGACAATTCCGGCCGCGCTCAGCGTCACCCCGAAGATGCCGCCCAGGCTGGAAAGCTGCGAGGCCCAACTCCGGGTATTGACTTCGGCGTTCTTGACGCTGTCCGCGATGGCCTGGATCTTCGGCGGGACTTCCTGCCCCCATGCGCGGAACTTGGCTGCGGCCTCCTGCGCGCTCGCGCCCACCTTCGCGAGCTCGGCCGCCGTGAGCTTCGTAACCCCGCCGACGTTCTCCACGGCCTGCGCCATCAACGTGGCGTCAGTGATGATCTTCCGCCCGGAGAAGTTGTCGGTCATCCGCGACAGGGCAGACTCCACTTTGCCTGCGGCTCCTTCGAAGCCACGCAGTTCGATTTCCGCCTTCTGGACCGCGTCGTTGAAGGACGAGAAATCCGCGGAGAACCGTGCGCTAATCGCCATGCGGTTTAGGCTTGTTCTGTTCCACGAGCCACGTCACGAGCTCATCGTAGATACTCGCCGGCACCGCGAGCGTCTGATCCAGGGTCCAGTGCATCAGTTGACAGACGGCGAAATGCTGGCGGAGCCGATCGCGCCAGCCCGGTCGTTTTTTTCGTCGGCGCTCGCCTTGCTCTGCGCCTTCTCGTGGTCCGTAATCGCGTCGAACAATTCGTCAAACGTCGCCGTATCCAGCCCGCGGATCGTGGACCGGATGACCGTCGCTGGCAGATCGGGGGACATGGGAATCGGCTTCCCGCTGTCATCCACAAACGACCACCCCAAGAGATAGGCCGCAATCGTCGCCGTGCGGACGCTCTTGGTATTCATGTTGAACTTCGCCCCCGCTTCGACCGTGGGGGCAATCTCGCCCAGCATGTCTTCCCGTTCGCCGGCCGAGAGTTCGTTCTTGATGTCGATGTAATCGCCCTCCGACAGCGAGAGCCGAATGGGCTCCGGTCGGGACATTCTCGATCTCGCCATAACGCGGTTACTCCTGCGGCCCCAGGGTCACGGTGACCGTCTGGTCCACGATCTGCAACGTTTCGACGGGCCATTTCCAGGACCCGGTTGGTCGGGTGACCACGAACGTGAGCGGCCGTTGCGAAAGCCGCATCGCGTCCGGTTCTTCCACTGTCGCCGTCACCGTGACGGTCTTGCCATCGTCGTGCAGCGCCCACCGATGGAGACGGGCGGCACGGTGATAGACCCACTTGATTTCTGCGTCGAGTCCCTTCACCGTCACCGCCACGCCGCCTCCTAGATCGTGCTATTGCTCCATGAGCCGTTCGCCACGAACGAGCCCGTGATCGAGACCGCGCCGTCCGCGCCGATGTCAAACGACTGATCCAGCCACGCCGGCCCGCACTTGTATTTCGTCGGCGCATCCGAGGACGGATACAGATACAGCTTCACGCCGTCCACCGACGCCGCGCCCGTCGTGACCTTGCTTTCCGTGTCGTCCCAGAAGCCCGAGACGGTGCCTTTGATGTCCGGTAGACCCTGCACGTAGGTCTTGTTGACATCGCCAAACGAGGTGACTTCGATCTTGTCCGTCGAGGCGTCGATCGACCACTTGTTCAGCTTGATGACATTCGTCGCATTGCCCGATCCCGTCGTGCTCAGGTAGACGACGGCTTTCTTACCAGCATACGCAGCCATTTACGCGCTCCTCGCCGCAAGTTCGCGGCCTGGGATGTTCAAGAGCGCCTGGAGATCCCCGAGCACGGTCTTCGCCCTCGAGTTCCACGACGCCTCAGCCACACAGGCCGGTAACTCAGCCGCGAGCGCCGCCCGCTTCTGGCTGTTCGCCAGATACAGGCGGATCAACGCTGCCGCCTCGATCGGGGTCGTGAAGGTCGGGACACGGTCCCCGAACACTTCCGCGACTTCCGGTCGGTATTCGCTCAAGGAGAACGCGCCACACGCCGCGAGTTCATACGCCCGCGGGTTGAGCGATTCCCCGTGGACCTTCATCCGTGACCCGTCTCGATTCCGATAGAGGTTGAGTCCGATCTTCGCCTTGCGGTAGAGCGCGGCCGCGTAGCCGTTATCGGTTTCTTCTTGTTGCACGCACGCCGCGGCTTGGGGCTTGAGGCCCCAATCCTTCCACACGCCGTAGAGCCCGAGGTCAATCCCGGTCCAGTCGATCGCGTTGAAGAAGTCAATCCGTTCCTGAAACCCTGAACCCACAAACACCACGTCATGCGCGGGCACACTCGCGGGCGTCTCGAGCGTTGTGCCGTGCTTCAATGGATGCCAACCGTGCTTGAGATACCCCGAACGCGGATTGACCGCTTGGAATCGTGGGAGCACCGTCCGCTCGTTCACCCAGCAGCCATCCACAATCTTCGCGACCGCCAGCTCTTTCTCGGTGTCGTAGGGCGACTCCGTGAAGAGGACCGTGACGGTCAACTGCGCTTCCTTCAACATCTGGATCACGTCGATGTGAAAGAACATCGCGGAGACAATCAGGACCACGTCCACTTTGCGCCGTAGAGCCATTTCCACCGCGCCGACCGCCGCGTGATACTGCACATCGGCCACGTTCGGCTTGGGAAGATCAGGATTCGACTTCTTGAGTTGCCGCCAGCGGACGTTGACCCACTTCCCCGCCATCGGAATCCGCTCATCGAGGCGGTAGGGAATCACTTCGACTCCGAGCTGCTTCAGGCCGTGCGAGAGGCCGTCATAGACATCTGAGGTAGACCACGAAGCTCCCGGATGCACGAGCAAGACGCGCAGGGGGCGCGTCATCGCTTCACCCCAGAAATAAACACCATGCCCGGTGGTGTGCTCCCGACCGTCTCGTCGCGGTCGAACGTCTGCCCCATCATCTGCTCAAACTCATCCCAGGCCCGCGTGACACCCGGATACCACCCGCTCCGATAGTCGTCCCCGGCAATCACGCCGCCGACTCTCAGCCGCGGCCACCACGCCGCGAGGTCATCGCGCACCGACGCATACGTGTGATCGGCATCGATGAACAGGCAATCGATCGGCCCATGCCATGCCGCCGCGGCATCCACACTGAGCGCCGGGATCAACCGCACGGACGGCGAGACGCCCTGCTGCACGAGGTTGGCGGCGACTTGACTAATCATCGTGGGGAGATACTGGGCACTGAGCACTGGCCCGCCCGTCGCGTCTCCCGTCCAGGTATCCACGCAATACACGACACCGCCCCACTGGCGCACCACGCGCGCCATCGCCGTGGCCGAGCCACCTTTCCACGAGCCGACTTCCACCGTGACCATCGGCCGATGCCGTTCCAGCAGCGCCAGCATGTGCTCCGCGTGGTTGAACCACCGCTGCACGGGGGCCGTCTCGGAATCGATGGGAATATCCGCCAGTGCCCAATGGCTCATGGCTGATACTTCTCCTCCGACCGATGGCAGATCACATCCGTCCGCCAGGTCATCGCCTCGCCGCGCCACTTGGAGGAGGCGAGGAAGTCAAAGTCACACTCCCGGCGTCCGGACTTCCACGATCCGAGATGGTCGGTGTCGTTGGGCACGAGCATCATCTGGGTCGAGACGTTGCCGCAGACCAGCGCGGGATCGCCCCACAACACATGCCCATCCGGATAGCGCATGCGGAAGATAGTCGGGGTGTCTGGGGCATCGTGCATCGCCGCTTCCATCACAGCACGATGGTTCGGCGCGTAGACATCGTCGTCATCCATGAACGCGAGGAAACGCCCGCGCGCATGCGCGATCCCCAGCTCCCGCTCGGACGCTCCCCAATCATGCGCGGACTTACAGCCCACCACGCGGACGCGGGGGTCTGACCACGCCAGCAACGGCCCGACCACGAGGATCTCGTCACCGGGCAAGGTCTCGATGGACTGCAACGCCGCCGCGAGCGTGGAGCGTTCGCCCGTCGTCGGGACAATAAAACTCACCGTCACGAGGTCACCTCAGCCCCGAAGGACTGCACGAGGGCGATGAGTTGCGTGATCATCCGCTGCCGATACCGAATCGCGCGGGGGATCAGCCGCTCATCCGGCGGAGGCGTCGGCATCCGGCCACGGTTCCAGCCGGCGTTCGTGTGTCGCTGGCCCGTGCCGCGCTCGAAGATGGAGGCGTGCTTCGCGCCACTCCGGACGAGGCCCGAGACGCCGGCCTTGTTGCTTTCAATCGTCACGCGGACGCCGCGGCGGAGATTGCCCGAGCGGACGGGATAGTGTTCTTTGAGGTCTGAGCCCGTGCTCTCCGCCGCCTGCTGGACAATCTGCGCGGCCTCGTGCGCGAGGTCTTCCGGCAGGTTCCGCAAAGCCGTCCGGAGGTCGTCGAGGCCGTCGAGTTTGATCGTGACCATCAGGCGGTCACCTGTTCGCAGACGAGCCGCAGAATCGCGTCGTCCTGGTTCAAGTTCTGGACGCCCCGCACGAATAGCTCGAGGACGTAATCGGTCGTCGTGTAGACCACGCGGCAATCCATCGTGATCTGCGGGTGATAGCGCATCTCCACGAGATGGGCCGTCGTCCGGTTGTCGGCCCCCAGTTGTGGGGTAATCGCGCACCACGCGCCTGGAGGCGTCAGGGCTTCCCAGAAGCCGTCGTTGTCGTTGCTCGTTTGCGGATTCCGCCAGAGCGTGACCCACTTGTTGTAGACCCCGACGCCAATCCCTAGACGAGCCACGACGGTCTCCATGTCACCGGCCGCGGCTCAGGCGTCTCCACCCGATCGCTCCAACACGACCATGCCGCCTGAATCGCTTTATCGTGGTTCGGGTCGAGTCCATCGCGGTCGGCATCGAGCCACGAGAGATAGATCCGAATCCCCTGCTTGATGCGTTCTGGGATCAGATCCGGGGTCGTGTAGCCCACGACATACGTGATGGTGATGGCGTTCACGATCCGATCGCCTTGCAGCGCCGGCCACGACTGGAGCGGGGCACGGATGATCCGCCCCGGCCGGCTGACGGTATCGACGGTATAGATGCTGGACGAGAGCGTTTGCTGCGCGCCCGTGGTGTCGTAATACTGGACCGTCGTCACGGACTGAAGCGGTGCCGCCATCGGCAACCAGATGACATCCGCGAACTGGCGCAGGTTGAGCACCCATGTCTGCGTCAGGAGTCCGCAGTTCCGCGCGTCCTCACAGGCGCCCCGTGCGGCCTTCAGATACCGGAACACGGAGGCGTCCACGTCAGACTGGCTGTAGCGGAGATGGTCTTTCGCTTCCTGAATCGTGAGCGGTTCCACGGCGGGTTCCACCGTGCGCGCCCAGCGCAGATCGAAGCGTTCGCCGTTCCGATCCGTTCCGTAGATCCACGGAATCGCGTCGTTCATCGTCGGCCTCGCGGCTTCGGACTCGGCATGATCGCGCGCTCGTAGGTGTCCCGAATCACGGCCGCTTCTTCTTCCATCGAGATGACGGCCACAAGCTTGTCCTCAATCCACCGCCGCAGTTCGGGCCAGACCTGCGGCACGTCGATGATCTGGCCCGCCTGAAACGGCGCATCCGGAGAAGCGGACGGCAACGTCTGGAGAAACTTCAGCCGCACGTTACGCGGTGCCTTCAATGGGGCTGAGATACTGCTCAGAGGTGCTCGTGGGCTGCGTCACGGGATTCGTCCGCGCCCGCGTCTGCACGACCACGAGGCTGTCGATCGTCGTGGATGTGCCGCGCGTCACCCGAAACTGGACAAACTCTTTCCCCGGCTTGTTGATCGTGAGCATGAGTTGGTTGTTCGTCGCGTGGGTCACGAGGGTATTCAGCAGGTCGGCATATGTCCCGCCAGAACTCGTGGCCTGCCGAGCGCGGATGTTGTTATTCGCAGCCGGCGTGCCAAGGCGCACGATGCAACAGATTTCCTGAAAGCCCTGCATGTCATACGCCGCCGAATCGATCGTGGTCGTGCCGGCAGCGGTGGGGGCTTCGGCGGTAATTTTGTGGTCGTCAACAAACATCGCATCCCTCCAAAAAGACGAGACGGAGCCGAAGCTCCGTCCCGTCGTCGGGTCTTACGCCTGGGTCGCGTATTTCACGGGATGCGTGCCGGCGTCGAGCAAGTCGCCGTCATGCCGCGAGAGGGCCAGAAACGCCACCTGACCCAGAATCGCGTAGAGCTCGTCCGCGCGGACCACGGTCACATCCCGCACGTCGCGGATGATGTATTTGCTGAAGTCCCCGAACAGCAGCGACTTGACGCCCGTCGCTGGGGTCGTCATCGACTGATTGATCGTGTAGGGATAGCCGAGAATGGTATCGGCCTGCCCTGCCGCGAGACCGGGCACCCAGAGCGGCGCGCCCGTGGTGTCACCGGAATACTGCAGCACCTTGATCTTCTTGAGCATCTTCAGTCCGCCGTCGTGGAACATGAAGCGGCCGTTGTTCCGATACGCCGGATCAACGGTATGCACGAGATCGACGATGTTGTCGTAGGACGCCGACGCCACACCGGACAGGGTCACCGCCGAGGAGGTCGCCGCCGTGACGATGCCGTTGGGCTGCGAGCCGGTGCCGGTCGTGAAGTGGTCATTGGTGATGCGCGCGATGCGCGTGCCAAGAGCCGACCCGAGGAACTCCGAGGCGTTGATCGAGGTGTCCTGTAAGAACTCGATCGAGGCCAGGATGTATTTGCTGGAATACTTCCACGCGTCGAGCACGAGCTGGCCGAAGGTCATTTCCAGTTCGTTGCTGGTCGTGTTCTCCCCGATGATCTCGCCCTTGTTGCTGGTGTCGTTCGTGGTCGGAATCGGGAGGGGTCCGCCCGTCGCCGTCCGGATGACCGTGGAGACCGAGCGCATCCCGCCGTAGGCCAGGAGGGCGACTTCGAGCGCCTTCATCGTCTCGTCCGCGGTCGTGTAACCACCCGTCGTGGTCGAGGACTGGAGGCCGGTCAGGGCCGCGCGTTCCTCCGTCCGCTGCGTCTGCCACTGGCGCATGTCGTCGGTGCTGACCCGGAGAATCGAGCCCATCGGCTCGGTGGCCTTCATGGCGGGGCCGAGGCGGAGGTTGATCGTGCGCGATTCCGGATTGACACCGCAGCGCAGCGCGTGCTTCCGACGATCCTCCGAGAGCTGATCCATCCCGACCGGCCCGCCCATCATCCAGGTGCGGAGGGCTTCCGTCCGGTCATACTCGGTGATGGCGACGTCGCCGTTGC